TACCGGGTTTTAGCGCGTCACTGTGGATGCAATCGGCTGCAACGCCAACGCCATTGACAACGGCTAACCTGTCGGTATGGTCTGCACAAGTGGCAACCATTGTCGGCACATCGGCAAACGGTACAGGCGCGGCTGGTGTTGCTGTTCCTGTGGAAGCAATTCCTGCGTTTGGTCAGGATGACGCTGTGGCAAACTTTGCGGTTGCCGGTGCGCGTCAATCCGACAAAATTCCAGTGCAGTCTGCGCCGACTTCCCTGTCGATTACGGCAGCATGGAACCCATCCGATGCGGCACTGCTTCAGATTCGCGCAGACGCATATAGCGGCGTAGTGGATCGCACATTTGTAATTGCTGCGGTTGAAGGTACAAATACTGTTGCTTATGCTTTTAATGGTCGGGTATCTCAATTTCAAATTGATGCCCAACCCGGCGCAGAGGCTAAGTGCGTATTTACTGTGCATCCTCGCGGTGGTCAGTACGGTTGGTCAAACAACTAAAACAATCGCCCCTTCGGGGGCTTTTTTATATGAGAAAACATGACAACACAAATCAACAACAACAGCGACTTGCTTGGGTATCTTCTTAAGCAATCTTTAATTTCGCCAAAAAATTGGTTCAATTATCCTCAACAAAAACTTACCGGCATTTCATTGGTTCATGCTATTGCAGCTAACCATGCCGATAAGATGTCACCACAAGAAATTGTTCAATATGTAGTGCAATTGAACAATGAAATATACAACGGAATTATTTTACAAAAGGACAATACATGAAACTCTCTGAAATTCTAAAAGTTAATCAGCAAGTATTAAGAACTCGCGCATTTGTTTTGGGCGGTCAAAATTTTAAAGTGCGCGTTCCGCTTGCATCAGAAATGGAAGTTATAAATAAGCGCATTTCTGAAACTGATGTGACAAAAAAAACTGAAGAATTAATGAGTCCATTGCTAGAAAAAAAAGATACACTAGAAAGTGATTCAATTATTTATCTGGATGATGATGTTTTAGTAGATGGAAAATCTGTAAAAGATTTAGCAAAAATGACTGCTCAAACTGAGCAACGAATTCTTGAGATGGTGAAATTGCTTGTGCCTGAAATGGAAGGCGCAAACATGGAAGATTTAACTTATGAAGAAATTAATAGTGAGTTTCCTTTTGCTGTGCAATTGGAATTAATGAAAAAAATTTCAGAAGTTATTTCACCCGGCTATGAGGAAACAAGAAAAAACTGACACGCTCATTGCGTCTACAAACTAGAGCATATGTTCTGGCGCATGGCGGTGATCCAGATGCAATGAGCGAAGATGATTTTAATGCTGTAATGATTGCATTAAATGATGGGTTTATAGGCAACAAAATTATTTTAAACACATTAGGTTTGCTTACAACTGGCGTGTTTAATTATATTCGCAGCGGCAATGCTAAAGCATATACATTAAGTGAAATTCTTGGTTTGTCTTATGAGTATATTTATCGCCCATTAAGCGATGAGCAAAAAAAGCAGGAGGCTAATGAACGGCTTCTTACTTTTATGCAAATGGCTCCCGGCGCTGAAGGAAAATTTAATGGCTGAAACACAGACAAAGTTTTATGGTTTTAGCGAGTTAGAATCTTTGCTTCTTGAAATAAGCCAAGAATTTGGTGCGGGAGACGCAACAAAAAATGTGCTGATTCCAGCGGCAAAAAAATCAATGAAAGTTGTATTGCAAGCAGCAAAAAATAATTTAAGACCCGGTCACGGTGAAGACACTGGACAATTAAAAAGAACTTTAAGAGTTACTGCTAGAGCAGTGAGGCCAAAAGATTTAAGATCAAAGTATGTAAAAAAAGGTGATGTTGTTATTGCTACAGTAAGTGCAAAGCTTGTAAAAAAATTTGTTAATGATGGAAAAGGTGGCGTTAAAAATATTGGCGATGTTTCAGATGGTCGAGCCATGTTTGTTGAGTATGGAACAAAAAATAAAAACATGAGCGTTAACGTAGAAGGATTAAGTAGAAAAGCAGCGTCAGCGGTACAGCGAGAATTTGGAACAGTTAGGATGGAAGCGCGGCCTTATTTAAGACCGGCACTACAAGCAAATCAAACTGAGGTTACAGAAAACTTGCGAACAGAATTAAAAACCATTTTGGAAAATTATCGTTCAAAACGTATGGGTTAAATTATGTCTTTAATTGCTCGCCTTGGAGTTGTTCTCGGATTAAACAGCACAGAATTTATTTCTGGAATGGATGCTGCTGGGAAGAAAACTAAAGAGTTTGAAAGAAATAATAAGAAAGCTTTAAAAGAAGCAGAGCAAGCAATGAATGCGCTTATAGCTACAGCAGCTAGAGGATTCGCTGCTATTGCTGCTGTAGGGGTAGCGGTTGGCGCATCGTTTAGATATGCCGACGAAATTGAAGATACTGCCGCTGCCTATGATGTAACAACAGAAGCATTAATTGGATTGCAAGCTGCAATGCAAGGTGCTGGTGGCGAAGCAAATAATATTGGCACAGCTTTAACTAAATTAGCTACTGCGCAGCAATCTGCAATTGATGGCAGTGATGAAATGCGGAAATCATTTTCCGAATTAAATATTAGCGGAAAGGATGTTGAAAGTCTTAACCTTGAAGATTTATTTAAAAGAGTAGCGCAAGAACTTGCACAAGTAGAAGATGCTGGCAAAAGAGCTGCATTGCAACAAGAAATTCTTGGCAAGGCAATGAAGGGTGTTGATGCTAAAACTTTTGTAGATAAATACAAAGAAGTTGGAAACCCTGAATTAGTTGCTGCAATAAAAGAAAATGCAAAAGCATGGGAAGTCATTGAAGTAGCAATGAAAAACATTGCGTATGCTGCTCAGATAGCGGTTGCGCCATTAGCAAAAATTGTTAATTCTTATGACGAAATTATAAAAAAAATTAAAAAAATTTCTGAGTTTAGTCTTGGCTTAGCTAGTGTCACAGAATTTGGCGTTACTAATTACAATTTGCCTGATGTTGAAGAAAGTGATTCTGATAAACCTGTAGCCATTATTGCGCCTACCGCACAGCAAGGTAAATATTCTAAGCTATCATCAAAAGACACATCGGCTGCAAATAAAAAAGCAGAAGAAGCAAAACGGAAAGCCGAAGCAAGAGCGCAATTAGAAGAAGAAATTAAACTCATTAATCGCAAGGCAGACCTTGCGGCATTAATGTTTAACGTAGATTCTAAAGCAATTGCGCTTGGCGATAAGGCTGTGGCGCAAGAAAAATTGCAATTAGATTTAGCAAACGATATAGCGGAAATTCGTACTAATGCGGCAAAAGAAAGAATAAAAGAAAACGCACAAGTTGATCTAATTAATAAAAAAGAAGAAGCAAGTATTGCCGCAAGAGTAAAGCAATATGAATATGCAGATGCTTTACGGCAAAAAAGTATGCAACGTGAGTTTGAACTTACGATGCAGACACTAGATATTGAAGAACAAAAAACAAAAGAAATTGCGGAACTAGATTTTAATTCGCAAATGAATTTGTTAGAGTTGGAAAAACAAAGATTTGAAATTGGTGAAAACGGATATGAAAAAATAAAATTAGTTCTTGATGGACAAGATAAATTACAAAAAATAAGTCTAAGTTATAAACAAAATTTAGAAGCAATAAATACAGAATTTGATCGGTCTGCAAAAAGTGCAGAAGATTTGGCTATTAAGCAAAAGAAAACAAATGCTGAAAATCTTGCGTATTTACAAGCAAAAGAAAGAATTGAAAAACAAGCAGAAATTGCTCAAGAAATATTGACTATAAAACAAGAGAGAGATCATGATATTGCAATTAAAAATATAAAAAATCAAAGTGCAGCAAGGTTATTTGCAATTAATACAGAGGCATCAAATACTAAAGAATCTTTAGAATTTGAAAGACAAAAATATGAACTTGGTTATCAAGCATATAGTTTGAAAAAAATTGATTTGGAAACAGGTCAACAAATAGAGCAAGTTTTAGATGAAACACAAATCAAATTAAAAGAAATAAATGATGAATATGAACTCACAGGAAAATCATTAAAAGATCAAGAGTTAAGAAAACTTAATATTGATAATTTATTGAAAGAAGAAAAAGCTACATTAGAGGCAATTACTAAAAATCAACAATTAAGAGCAATAAATTTAAAAGAGCAATTTGAATTAGAGAATAAATTGTTTATGCTTGATCTTGCCCAACAAAAAGGTCGAGATATTGCAAACATTCAATCAACATTAAAAGTTGAAAAGGAAAGGCTTGAGTTAGAAAGCAATCGTCATTTAATGTCTACTAATCATTATAATTTATCCAATCTTATGTTGGAAAATATACATAGATTGACTGAGGCAGAAAAAAAATATAACGATCAAATGAAAGAAGCAGAATATGAAATGCAGCGTCAAGGTGGTGGTCAAGAGGCGCGTGAAAAATATGAAAAAAGAATAAAAAATATTGAAGAAGTAAGAGACGCTGAACTTCACGCTATTAGACAAGTAAATAATGCGCGGCAAAACAATGCTGTGGAAGAAATACAAAGGCAAAGAAGTTTTACTGAAGGATGGGAGTATGCTGCGCGAAGATTCCAAGAGGATGCTGAAAACGCATTTAATCGTGGGGCTTCGGCATTTCAATCTGTAATGAGTAGCATGGATGCGGCTATTAGCAATTTTGTTGAAACCGGAAAATTTAAATTTGAAGATTTTGCATTAGGCATTATTAGAGATTTATTACGCATGGAAATGCAAGCGCAAGCATCCATGTTGTTTCAATCAATGGTTAGTTTTTTTAGTCCTGCTCCTGCGCCGTTTGGTGGTTATACAAATGTTGGAGTTGGCTTTCGGCAAAAAGCATCTGGCGGCTATATTGATGCGCCGACAATTGTTGGCGAGAATGGCGCAGAATTGTTTGTGCCCAACACGCCCGGCACAATCATTCCGAATGGATCATGGCAACAAGCTGCCGCAAACATGGGAAACAGTGGCTTTACAAACAACGGCACATACATTGCCAGCATGAGTGCCATTGATACGCAATCGGCAACGCAGTTTCTTGCATCAAATAAAAATACAATTTGGGCGGCGTATCAGTCGGCAAATCGTGGTGTTCCAATATCGAGGTAATTATGTCATTGCAAACCATTCTTTCGGTGGCTGAATCAGTCGGCATTAATGACCATAAATTTGTTGGGCAAATGTTGTCGCGCAATATGCGACTCAGCACATCCGAAATTTTGACTGTGCAACCGTTTGAGTTTGAATTAAAGCCAATGAATTATTTATTGTATTCACAAAATCGGGCGGTTTTATCTGCGCTGCGGGAAGTGGATCGGCAAGGCGAACAATATCTAAACTTTGGCAGTACAGGCTGGCTTAATTACATCGCCTATCGTGGCGATATGACAGGCGTTCAGATTAACGCAACAGCAATTCAAACCAGCACTACTGGGAAAACAATTGTATTAGGATCATTGCCATCAATATCTGCAAGTGCCTATATCGTAAAGACAGGCGATTTTATACAGATTGACAGATACGCATATATTGCAACGGCAGACGTACAAAGGGGCGCAAGCGCAACGGTTAATATCCCAGTGCATAGAACGGTAATGACAACGGTATCTTCGCCTATTGGTGCGGTAATAGGGCAATACGGCACGACAACCGCACTTGGCGGCAGCACTTATACAGGCATTACATTCCCGGTTATTATGCGCGATTATCCAACGTATTCACTTGTGCCAATGACTAATGATTCATTCATACAGTGGAACGGTGGATTTAGGGCAATTGAGGTGGTGCTGTGAATGTAATTACGCCGGTTGATAATACAAACAATATTCGGTATGCAAACTTTGTTCGTATTACAACGCCATCCGCAACATATAGATTTGCGACAACGCCAACAGCTATAACGGTTTCTGTTGTTGATGCTTCGCCGTTTTCTGGTCTTGGTCAATTGGTTAGTGTGGGATCGGCACAGCGCGATATTAAATCAACGGCTAATGAAACAACGGTAACGCTTGTCGGTATTGATACATCAATGCTTGCGCTAGTATTGGGCGCAGAAATTAAAGGATCGCAAATTGAAATGTGGCATGGGTTTTTCAATGCGAATAATCAGCTAATTACTACCGGCGGCACTGGCGGCTTATACCAATTCTTTAATGGATATATAAATTCATTCACAATCAATGAACAGTGGATGGAAGAAGCAAGGTCTTATGTTGGCGTGATTACTGTGTCGGCATCGTCAATTCAGTTAATTCTGCAAAATCGCGTGGCTGGCAGATACACCAACAATAACTCATGGCAATTCTATAATTCAGGTGATACATCAATGGATCGCGTGAATTACATTAGCACAATAAACTATTATTTTGGCAAAACCGCAACATAATAAATCAGGTGAATATATGATAAGACAGGCAAACAAGTTTGACATTGACGCAATTATTGAGCTGCTTAAACAATACAGAGAATCTGCGCCGCTAGATGTTTTGAAATATGCGAATGATGAAGAATATATAACGCAATTATTGTCGGAATTATTGGCTGGATCAGGCATCATTTTTCTTGCTGAAAAAGATAATGTCATTATCGGGATGCTGATTGCTGCCATTATTCCGAATATATGGAACCCTAAAGCGCGGCAATGTAGTGAGGTGGCATATTGGGTTAATCCAGAATATCGGGGCGGCACAGCGGCTTATAGATTGATTACTGCCTATGTGTCAGAATGCGATGCAATGGTAAAGCAGGGGAAAATACAATTTTACACAATGACCAAAATGGTCAACTCTCCAGACTTAAAATATAACAAGTTTGGATTTTCTAAACTTGAGGAAACATGGGTTAGATAATGCCGGGTTCAATCATTGCTTCTTATTTGGGAATGGTAACTGCTGCTGGCACGTTGACTACTGCTGGTATGGTAACTGCATTTGCAATTAATATGGTTGCGTCTGCGGTTATTGCAAGAACTTTTGCGCCTGATCAACCTTCGCTTTCTGGTACAAATTCACAAAACCCCGGCAGTAGAGCAACTTCCTCGCCAGCAAGTGATAACAAATTGCCTGTTGTTTATGGCTCTGCTTATGTTGGCGGCGCTGTTGTTGACATGAGTATTACCAGCAACAACAAAAAAATTTATTACGTTGTTGCATTGTCTGAAGTAACAAATACAGAAACAGGCGGCACACCTGACACATTTACTTTTGGCAAAATTTATTATGGTGGCAAAAGAGTTATTTTTGATGGCACAGATTTAACAAAAGTAATTGCGTTGCGTGATGAATCAACCGGGCTTGACGACACAAGCGTTGAAGGATACATAAATTTTTATTTATACAATAACGGCGTAAACAACCCGACAAATACATCATTATCTGCAACGCAAGTAATGAATCAATCAGGGCTTGTTTATACATGGCCGTCATCTAAAGTAATGAGCAATTGCGTTTTTGCGATTGTGCGATTGACATATAACGCTTCTGCAAATGTTGTTGGTTTGGATTCTATGCGATTCCAGATTACAAATTCACGTTATAAACCGGGCGATTGTTTTTTAGATTATTTTTCATCATCTAGATATGGTGCTGCATTATCGTCATCAAATATTGACACAACAAGTTTGACTGCGTTAAATGTATATTCAAATCAAACAATTAATTATATTGATTACAACGGTAACTCACAAATATTAACTAGATTTAGATTTGATGGAGTTATTGATACGCAGCAACCGATTATGTCAAACATTCAGTTAATGGCAAATAGTTGCGACTGTCTTGTGAAATACAATGAAATTACCGGGCAATGGGGCGTAATTGTTCAAAAGCCGACATACACGGTGGCAATGGCATTAGATGATTCAAATATTATTTCTGGTTTAACCATATCGCCAATTGATATAAGCAATTCATTTAATATTGCAGAAGTTAAATTTCCAGATGGAACACAACAAGATTCATTTGCATCTGCATCATTTGATTTGTCAGTTGTTAATCCATCATTGTTATATCCAAATGAACCCGTAAACAAACAAGAAATTATATTAAGTTTTGTAAATAATAATGTTCGCGCACAATTGCTTGCCAATCGGTTTTTAGAATCATGCCGCGAAGATTTGCAGGTTCAATTGCGTATCAATTATGTTGGTTTGCAATTAGAGGCTGGCGATATTGTTACGCTTACAAATTCAAATTATGGATGGACTGCAAAGCTATTTAGAATTTCAAAAGTAAATGAAGATTTTGGGGATGATGGCAGCATTACTGCGGCGCTATCATTGATGGAATTTAACCCAACAGTTTTTGACGATAAAAATATTACTGAGTTCACTCCGGCGGCTGATACTGGTTTAAGTTCACCATTGACTTTTGGATCAATCCCAATTCCTACAATTGGCGGGTTATATCCAAATGCTGCCAATCCATCATTTCAAATAAATGTAACAACATCATCAAATGGCATAGTTCAATATGCAGAAATTTGGTATTCGGCATTTAGCAGCCCGACAAGCTCGCAAAGAATATTTGCAGGTACGACTGAGATTCAATCAAATGGTGATCCTTACGATCCATCAACGGCAATGCCGCCGGTTACTTTGTCAGGAATAACTGCTGGCAATTGGTACTTTTTTAGCAGGATGGT